TCATCCTGCCGATACCAAGAGCTGAAGTTCGCCCCCGTGATGCTGGCAACGTCCGCGCTGCGGGTGGCTGCGGCGGCAGTGGTGGGGATGTAGCTGGTGGGGAAGGCTCCGGCTTCTAGTTGGGCGCCCCAGAGGTAGATGCCGCTAGCGCCGTCGCCAGTATAAGCAAACGCTAATGCACTTGTTGCAATAGAAATAAAATACGTTGACGTTACGGTGGTAGTTGATTGAATTGAGCACCTATACCATCCATTAGGCAGTGCCTGAATTGTTCCGGGTCCACTGACCACTGCTCCGGTTGAAAGGTTAAAATAAGTTTCACCTTGAGCGCCATCTGTAGCATTGAAATCAATTAAACGAAATAATCGCGCTCCAGGGCCTTGCTTGGCAAAAACAGAGAATCTTTTGGCTCCAGTAGTTGTAGAAGTTTGATTAACGTTGTGCTGACTGTTTGAGGTATTTTCGGTGATTAAATCTGCCGTCGTTTGCCCGTCTGGTGCTGTTAATGCGTTTAGCGTTGAACCACTACCAAATGCTAGTAGTCCATTTGCTGTCCAAGTTGTCCCAAAATTCTCCGACTGCACTAACAAATTCGTCCGCTGCTCCTCCACCAGCAGGCCCAGGCTTTCGCCGGTCGTGGGGTTGTGGTCAAACCTCGGCACATCCACAGCCGCCGTCTGCAGCGTTCCCGCGCTGTCGATGTAGGTCGCGCTGCTGGCGCGGGTGAAGGTAATCAGGCTCTGCCCCGTTCTGGAGTCAACCAGCGATTTGCTGTCCGCAAAGCGCAGATCAAGGCTTGGCACCGCTTTTGCGCTGCGCCAAAGGGCATTGCGCACCCACTGGCCTGGCATCAACGCAGCGCGGCGCGATGGCAGTATCAACGTCACAGGCCAGCCTCCAGTGTCACTACCCGCAGGCTGTGAGCAGTGCCGCTGGCTGGGGTGTACGCGCCACGGGTTTCAAGTTCGGCATAAAGGATGTTGCTGCCGGCTGCCAGTTTGATTGCCGTGCCGCAGTAGTCAGATTGCGTGAACAACGTGCTGCCCAGGTCTTGCGGCGCTGAAAGATCGACAAACCCCGCATAGGCACCCACTTCGCCGCTCACCAGATCAAACGCGGCGTTGTCCAGAATCGCGGTGGGAATGGCGGTGTAGAAGTGCAGCCGGAATCCGGCCATGCCGCTGGGCACCGTGGTGCTTGCAATCATCAGGCGCACCGACTGCACTAGCACGTAGCCACCGCTGGGGCCGATGCTGGGCAGGGTGATGATGGCGCTGCCCGCATTGGCGGGCGTGACGCCATCAGCCACACCAATCACATCACCGGCGGTGTAGGCCGTGGTATTGCTGGGGCGCGTGATGGTGACCGCAGCGCGATAAGCGACACCGCTTGCTTCTACTGCAGCCTCGCCGCCGCCCAGAAAGGTGGCCATCAGTCTTCTGTCACCTGGATTTCCTTAGGTTGCCGACCACGGCGGCGAGGCCTGGCCTCTTCCTTTGGCGAGGTCTGCTCAACAGCAAAAGAGGCCGCCTCCGCAGAGGCAGCCTCCAGCTGTTCACGCAGTCGCCTGAACGCGAACAATCCCACTGATCACTTCCGGTAGAAGATGACTGTGGAGCTGGTCGCCACACGGCCAATAAAGGTGGCCGAGCTGGCTGCTGCCACGGTGACAGAGCCGGACACGCTCACGCTTGCACCACCAGCAAAGGTGATGGCGTGAGTCGCACCTGCGAGGTTGACGATCGTCACCTCAAAGCACTGGCCGACCATGCCACTGTCGCCCAGCTCGCTGATGATCTCAGCGGCGGTGGCGGTGGTGTAGGTGCGGCCCGTGGATGGGGTCACCGTGATCAGGCTCTCAACGCTCTGGGCAGCGGTGAGGGTGGTGTCAGCGTTGCCGCCGGCCAGCAGCACGCGGCCCTGGGTAGCGCGGCCGAAGTTGGCCTGCTCCAGTTCAAAAATGGATGCCATCGTTAGTTACCTCAGAAGTTGGGGTTGGAAACGATGCTGACGACACCAATGTTCTTGGTTTCGTAGATCTGCGTCCAGTTGCTGGCCGCTTCCAGCGTGGCGCGGGAAGGGTTCACGCCACCAGAGGTGTAGGACACACCGAGGGGGTGATAGAGATTGTGCCAATGCACCGACATGGCATCGCTCAGAGCGAGGATGTCACGGTCGGTCTCGGTCACAAGGCCCGACTGGGTGCCGGAGGCCATGGCGCCAGGGGTGAACAGGTACGAGGCATAGTTGGTGCCATCGTTGTTCACGTCGTCAGAGACGATCACGCGCATCCCCATGTAGAAGGGAACGGTGAGGTCGCTGGCATAGGCTGCGGCCATGCTGCCGCTAAACACCGGAGCAATGCCGGTGGTGGCTTCAGTGCCGCCGCCACGTGCCTCATCGTTGGTCACGTAGTCGATCGCCTTGCGCTCCACGAGGTCGTAGAAGCACTTGCTGTGCATCGCAATGACGCTCAGCTTCTCGCCTTGATCGCCAAGAGCAGCGCGGGCTTCAGCCACCTTGCCGGGGTTGAGGGTGACTGCCGTTGCGTTGGAATCAATGGCCAACGCACGCAGCGCACCGGTGGTGTTGCTGGTCAGCGGGCCAAAGACACCGCGCAGGATGGAGAACACATCCTTCTGCTGCTGGTGGCTGATGTAGTCGGCGACCTTGCGGCCAATGGCCTGCATGGGGTCGTCGCCAGCGGCCAGCGCAGCCAGAGTGCGCACTTCCCAAGCGCGACCACGGTGCAGGACCGGGCAGATCTGCTTTTCAGCACCGATCTTGCCGGGGATCAAGCTGGTGGTGTCGCTCAGAACTTCAGCGTCGCCACTGAGGTTGGAGGACCAGGAAGGGACGTTCACATAGTCGCCGCCTTCTGTGGCATTGAGAATGTCCAGAGGTTGGATCACGCCGCTGTTGATGAAGGCCGACCGAGTGGTGACAGCCTCGTCAACGTAGGCAGTGAACACCTCGGGGACAATGATGTCGCTCCGAAGGGTTGCCATGATGATGGTTTAAGAGGATTGGGACGCGGCCACAGGCCTTCACGGGTCAGCACAGCCTTCCCTTACGGCTATAGATTACCGCTTGGCTTCTGATTTGAGCTTGGCGTATAGCTCGGGGTTTGTTTTGAACAGGCGGCCCTGTTCGGTGAGGTTGTAATGCTCAGCGCTGAACGGGTTCTTGGTGCCTGATGGAACAACCGCAGCGCTGCGACTTCCGGCCGGTGCGCCGGTGCCCTGTGGCTTGGGTGCTTTGAGCCGATACTGCGGCAGGCTGGTCTTGGCCCAGTCGTTGATTGGTGTGCGCTGATAGCCATCCACCACAACAACGGTGCCATCGGGCTCGCGTTCGATCTGCTCCGGCTTAAGGCGCAGGCGGATCACCTCGTCAGGGTCGTGAACAATGTCCGCCAGGGCAGCGACCGCAGGGCCGATCAACTTCAGCTCGCGGTTCTCAGCTTCCAGGGCATCAAGGCGCTGCTGCAGCGTGCCTTCGCGCTCGCGGTACTGCTGCTCCAGCTTCTGGCGGGCTTCGCTGTAGTTGCCCTGCTGTTCCAGCTCAGCCTGCTCGGCGCGTTGCTTGAACTCCAGCAGCGCCCGCACGTCGGTGCCATCAGGCAACTCTGCTGCCATCTGCTCGTATTTGCGCAGCTTGCGCTTTTCTTCCAGCAGTTCCTTGTTCTTGCTGCGCAGCAGGTTCAGCTCAGCTTCTAGGGCCGAGGCATCAGGTGCAGACTGCTCCACAGGAGCGGTGTCGTTGTCGGGCATGTAGACCCACAGGGTCAAAGGTGCGGCCTAGGTTGCCGTCACAGCCGATGACTACCGCTCGCTCATGGCAGCTGCTGCAGGTTGGCGCTCAGTTGCTGCTCTTGTGCCCCCAGGCGCCGCTCCTGCTGCGCAGCCGTGGCCTCCAGCTCGGCATCCACATCGAAGTCGTCATAGAGCCATTCACCATCAGCCAGTTGGATCAGCAGCGTTTCCTGGGTGATGTCACCGCCGACGCGCAGCTTGATCAGCTCGGCTACATGCGAGGGCTCCAGCTTGTGCGCCACGAAGTCGTTGTTGACCATGCTGCTGCCCGCTGTTGGCAGGTTCAGGTAGGCCGCATGAAACCGCAGGCAGGTATCAATCAGGTTCTGCAGGCCCAAGGCCACAGCCATCAGCGCAGCATCACCTTGGCTGCGGTCGATGCTCTTGGATTCGGCGGCCTGGTTGGTCATGTTCTGACCGAGCACGGCAGCTAGACCCAGCTCGGCGATCTGCTTTTCAATGCGATCCAGCTCGGTGAAGCGGGCCTGATAGCTAGTGCCGGTGGGTTCGCTGAACTCAGCGCGTGCATCCACCGGGAACGCCATGGCTGACGCTGGCCCAGCGTCCAGCTCGTCAAGCTCAGCCGGCACGCCGAACAGGTTGTAGCGGGGGACAGCTGCAACGTGGAGGATGTTGGCCTGATCGGATTCGCAGCGGTAGGCCTTGAGATTCAGCCAGGCCACTTCCTCCAGCGGCGGAGTGGATTCCATCAGGCCGGTGCGGTTGGCATAGGCCACGGCAAACGGGATCTCGTCAAGCGTGGTGGCGCCTTCGCTGATCAGCTCCCAGTTGCGGCTCTTGGATGCCTGCTTGCGGAACAGGCGGAAGCGGCCGGGTTCCAGCACGCGCACCTGCTCGCAGACTTCCTCGCCGAACTCGCCGTAGGGCACAGTGACCCGCTCCAGCAGGCGCAGCTGCGTCAGCTTCTGGCTGCCGCCGATCACATCAGTACGCCAGCCGAGGATGTCACGCGGCGTGTAGCTGACCCAGTACGGCCGGCTGAAATCAGTGACCGGGGTGTCATCGCCCTCGTCGCCGCGTGGGTAGTCCACTAGGACGCCAACATGCCCGTAGCGGATGCAGGTGCGGGCCAGCTCCTGCAGGTAGGCATTGAGATCGTTGCCGGCTAGGTCTGTGTCAAAGAGGTGTTCCTGGATCGGATCGGGCACGTTGTCGAGGCGCACCGGCTTGCGGCACAACATCCCGGCCAGCATCTGCTCCAGGCGCAGCATGTAGGGCGGACAGACGCTGCGGGCCAGGCGGGCGCTGTAGGCATCGTCATCCTCGCGGGGCTCCTGCGGCAGGTAGCGCTTGCCAGCGGCCTGCATTCCGAGCGTGCCAAGGCCAAGCTGCTCAATCAGCCGCCAGCGTGGTTCCATGCGCTGCCAGGCCAGCGATGGATCGTGAACCTGCAGCTCTTCAACAGTGGTGAGAGACAGGTTGTTCAGGCTGGCGGCGAAATTATGCACGCGCTTTTGGCCTAGGTTTCCGCTAGGCCAAGGCTTTCCTCACGGCATAACGGCTGATGTTGAGGTGCTGGGCGATGCGTGTCTGGCTGTAGCCGGAGCGGTGCAGGCGTTGGATGCGTTGCTGGCGGCTCTCGCTGAGCCAGAGCGCCACGCCGATCAGGACAATCAGCGGCAGCAGCAGCCACACGGCTGCGCAGGTGATGGTGGTCATGGGGTCAATGCAGTGGTGGTCGGTGGTGGGCGCTGCCCATCGCTTCCGACTAGCGAACACTAGCCCATAGGCTCCGCTATGTCGAGCTAGTAGAGCCGCACGCCGCGCACAGCACGCCCGGCCGTTGGCCGACCCACCTCAAACAGGCGGTGGCACATGTAGCCCAGTCCATCAACCATGTGGTCGTAGCCAGCCTGCTTGTCGGGCTCACCTTTGTCGGTGTAGCTCTGCAGCTCCAGGCACTCGATCAGCTTGCGGCAGCGCGGATCAATCCACAGGCGGGTTTCGCCGTTGCCGTTCTCCAGCAGCGCCTGCACAGATGCCACCCGATCGCGGATGGGCGGGTTTGCTGCCGGGGCCATGTTGCTGATGTCGTAGCTCTGCAGGATGGCAATGTCGCTGCGGCTGCTGTTGGTGCTGCGATTGCGGCCTGAGGCATCCGGGTAGCCGAGCACCCGCGCCTGGGGGTGACGACGGCGCAGCTCCTTGCCTAATGCGTCGGTGTCGTGAGCGGCGGCGATCTCGTCAACGATGAACAGCTCGCGGCCACGGCGCACACCCAGCACCGCATTGGTGTTACCGACGTTGAAGTCGCAGCCCATCAGGATCGTCTCGTCATCCTCGATGGCGATGGGCACCACATGGCGGTTGCGGTTGAAGCGGTCGTAGACCGTGCCGGTGGTCAGCGAGACGAACTCGCCATTCAGGTACGCCTGGATCAGGTTGGCCGGGTAGTTGGCAATCAGGCTGGGGATGAAGTCATCGGGCAGGTGCGGGTTGTCTGCGGTGCGGGCCTGAATCAGGCGGGTGTCGTCTTTGGCATCGCGCTTGAAGGTTTGGTAGGCCCAGCCGAAGCCCTCCGGTGTGGTGGCGGCATAGAACTGGCGGACGTGGCCAGCACGCAGACGGGCCAGGGCCATGCGGGCTGCGTTCTCGGCCACGCGTTGCGGGGCGGTGTCGGCCTCGTCAAAGCCGATGGCGCAGAGGTTCTGGCCCCGAATGCGGTTCCAGGTTTCCATGGTGCGCAGCAGGATCGTGTGCTGCCCCTCGGCAAAGGTGAGGGTGTATTCAGGCAGCGGGCTAACGCGGAAGGTGAAAGGGATTTCCCACTCGGTCAGCAGGTCGTCAAAGGTGCGCTCCAGGATGTCGCGCAGCATGGGCGCGACGGGTTCAAACAGGGCTGAGGCATAGCCGATGTTCTGCGCGGCCAGGGTGACGGCCTTGGCGACCAAGCCGTGCGTTTTGCCAGCACCGAAGCCGCAGACCAGACCGATCTTGCGGTGGGTGATGTCATCGCAGAAGGCGAGTTGATGGGGCAGGAGGGTGGCGCGAACGCGGGCTAGGGCATCAGCCGCTGATGGCGTTGACGAGTCAATCTCTGGGTTGAGAAAGTCAAGCAGGCCAGACTGAGTGGTGATGCCGTCCAGCAGGCTGGGCATCAGCTCATCTCAAAGCGCAGCAGACGTGCCTGGTCTTCCAAAGCTTTCAGGGCAACGCTGAGCTGGTTGGCTTCTGATGCGCGGCGCTCGTATTCAACGAGGCGGGCGATGGCAGCAGCTAGCCATTGCGGGCGCTCCAGCTCGGCGTCCAGTTGCATCAACTGGCGTGCGCGAGCGATGTAATCATCAGCCTGACGAGCTGACACATCCCAGGTATTTGCAGCGTGCTGAACAATTTGATGCCTACTGTGCGCACGAAGTAGCAGGTCGTAGACAGCGTTGACCCGCTCGTCAATTTCTACGTTGGTGCTCTTCTTTGCCATGGCCGGAGTTTAACCGGAAGCGGGCATCAGGAGGATACCGTCAGCCGCGAGGATGTTGAGACGCAGCTCGGCATCATCCAAGTTTTCAGCCCAAACGGTGGCCATGCGGTTGATGCGCTCTGGCGCAACGCGGTACAAGAAGAGGTACTGCCCCTGCAGGGGATGAGCCAGGGAAGAGGGAACGTAGGCGCCGGTCAGCTGAAAGGAGCCGAGGAGGTTGATGGCGACGTGCTCAGCATCGGCCATGGTCAGCTCGGGCAGATCAATGACCAGGCCGAAGGGATCCCCATCGAAGGGGTGATTAGCGACGATGCTCCATGGTTCCATGGTCGTGGCGTTGTGGTTAGGTTGCCGCGAGGGGGATGATGGTGATGAGGGCGCCGGGGTGCTCTGCGGCGACGGTGTAGCGCTTGGTGAATGAGGAGATGGCGATGCGTGCGTCGTCTTGAAGGAGGCCAGCATCGACAAGAGCATCTTCAGTAGAGCGGAGGCATTTGCTGCCATCGGGTTTGACGCTGTGAAAGGTTGGCGCTGAGGGCTTGAGGGTGCCTTTGGCGGTGTAGTGCGACTTGGGACGGGGAAAGAGGAAGACGCAAGAGAGGGAGACGGGGCCGGTGATGGTGGGGTGATTGACGGCAATGGCGGCCTGCTGGACGAGGTAACGCCAGGGCTTAAGGTTCTTGCAGGATTCGACCATCACACCGTTGCCTACGTGGCGTTTGCTGCCCTGCGGTTGCGGTGCCATGCCGGCGACGGTGAAGGTAATCACAAGTTGCCCTTCTGGCTAAACGGCAACCTCAGCAGCCAGACAAGTAGAGACATCACGAAAGCAGCGCCTCAACCTGGCGGATAATGTTTTCGGGTACGGCTGGCGGGCGCGGCACCCAGCGATTGGAGGCCCAGCCGGCTGGCCCCCATTCAGCGATCTGATCAAGCAGCTTGCGCCTTGGCGTGGTCTTCAGGAAACGCACCAGGGTGATGCCTGGGGCTAGGCCCTGACGTGTGGTGATGCGCAAGTGTGTGCCATTGCTGAGGCTATTGAGCAGGACCTGTTCAGTGGTGCTAGTCATGCCCCACGCACCTCCCAGAAGTGTTTGATCGTTGTCTCAGCCTTGCCCAAAGTGAACAAAACAGTCATCATCAAATCCTCTCAATCCTGTTGGCGCGGACGCAATGCTTCTTATGGAGCTTGCCATCTGCGGACTCCCACTGTTCGAGCGCAATACTCCCGGTCACGAGGACATGCTCGCCGTGAAGGAGGTGGTGAGCAAAGGATGCGAGCTTCCCATCTGCTGATACGTCAATAAGGCAGGAGGATGGAGCACCACGTTCTGTGATCTTAAAAGTGAAGGAGCAGCGCAAGTTGCCTTTGCCAAGGTCGACCAAGCTTGGATGCGACAACAAAGCTCCATGGAAGCAGCAGACATTCATCAGCGCACCTCCCAGAAGTTTGTGATCTTTACCCCAGCCTCGCCTAAAGCAACGGCGAGCTGCTCTGCGGCCTTGAGCTGCTGGCGCTGATCAAGGATGTGCTCAGGGTAGGTGTAGGACTTGCGGCAACGGCGGGTGATTTTGCAGTCGTTCCATTCCATTGCCTCCTCTGCCTCACCTGCTTCCACCAGTTGATCCAGCGAGTCAAGGAGTTCTTGTCGTCGCGCTTGAAGGGCCTTTTCACTGTGGGCCAGCTCCGTCAACTCATCCAGTGTGGCCTCAAGTGAGGGCAAGGATGATGATTCCAGCGATGAGCAGGCAGGACCAGAGGAAGAGGATGGCATCAGCGTGGCGGCTGAGGAAGCTGCGGCGGGTTTGGCGGTGCGTGCGGCGGGCATGACGGTTTGGGCGATGGGAGAAGGTTGGAAGCGTGGGCTCAGTCGTCGTCAACGCGGATGACGCGGAAGAGCGCGTCGGGCCAGAGGTCATGAAGGTCGGCAGCGAGACGTGTTGCCTGCTCTTGCTGTTGGAAGACATTGGCGTCGGGGTTGAGGGGTGTATCGAGAAGGGGAAAGGTGGATGACCAACCGGTAGCGGTGAGGGATTGGATGGCGTAGCTCATGGCTGCTGGGTGCAGGCGATCAGTTCAATGCCGGGGTGATGACGAAGGAAGGCGGCGGATACCTGCTCGGGGGACCAGGACGCATCGGCGCAGAGCATTTCGCTGATGGGCGTGATCTCGCTGGTCGCGCAACGCTCAAGGGCTGGCACGTAGGTAAGGAGGAAGGTCATGACGCGGGCCTCCAGCCGTTGCGATAGGCGAGTTCGATCAGGTACTGACGGCTGTGGCTGAAGTAGCAGATGCCGTGGTCTTGGAGGAACTCGACAGCGGGCTCTTCGTGGTAGTCGTCGTGGACGGCCTGCTTGAGCAGGGCTTGCAGCTCGTTAGTGCTAGTCATGACAGTGCGGAATTACGTTGCCAGGGGGTGAGCAGGTCGTCGTGCGCGTCGTTGCCGCACCACTGGGGTTCAGGCTTCGGCGGGGTCAGCTGCACGGTGTAGGGGATGCCGTCTGCCTGGAAGGCGTCGTGCAAGTCACCAGCGTCGTGCTGATGACTCCAATCGGAGCGCAGGGCATTGACGAAGGTCACACGTTCTGCCTCCCGCTGACTGGGCGGGGTATCGGGCAGGACGGTGCAGAGCGGATGCTGCATGGCTGGTATGCGGTGGGGTCGCCCCCGTGTTCAGACAATAGGCTAGCCCAGTGCAGCCGTCAAGGGCTGACTAGGGAAGAGGGTGCCGGGATTCCGATGGGCCGCATGCCCTGTCCTGATTCCCCGTGAGGGTGTTGTATTCGGACCATCCCGGCAGGCCAATGGTGCCATGGGATGAAGGGAGAGGGAGCTAGGCGCGGCTAATCAGCGGCTAGAACGGCCTGAAGCGCTCGGCGTAGAGGTCGCAGGCATCCAGCCAAGCCTGCAGGCATTCGTCTGCGGTGTGGGTCTGGATGGTGAGGCTGCCGGGTTTAGACCAGAGCGTGAGGCAACGCGAGAAGAACAGGCCGTAGTGATCGCCGATCATCTCGACACCGGCGCCGAGCTGGGGCCTGGTGTCATAGGCGCTGCTGCCCGCGCTGCCTTGTGTCTTGAGGTCAGCCACGGCATAGGTGCCGTCAGGGAACTTGAGCACGAGGTCAGCGGTGCCGGCCACGTTGCGGCGCAGGCTGTAGGCCATGACTTCGGCGCCGATGACCTGCACTTGATCCCAGAGCGGGTGGGCCAGGAGCGGGTCGATCCAGGCGGTGTAGTCGGTTGAGTCGGGTGGCAGCAGATCAGGCGGCGAAGGATTCCAGCGCTGGTGAGCCATAGCTTCCAGCGTCTGGTGAATGGTGTTGCCGCGTGGTTCCCAGATGTGACGGCTGGCCATGATCGCTTCCATTTGGGAGGGGGTCTTGGTGACCGCAGAGATCAGGGCGGTGACGGAGGTAGGGAAGACGTGGCCATCGGCCAGGCGGTAGGCGTGCGCCTCGTCGCGGGTGATGGGGAGGGGGTTGAGCCAGGTGGCTGCAGTTGGGGTCAAGGTCACAGCGGTCTCAGGCGATAGGGGCATAGCTAGTCCTAGTGAGTAATGACTGCCACACCGCAACCGGGCGGCGGTTGGCGCATGGGCGGCTGGTTGGAGTCACGCGGTCCGTCTTGACGATCAGGCCGTCCACAGCCGCAGCACGCATCACGGCACCCATGGCGCGATGCTCGCGGGTGGTGAAGCCCAGGTCATCCAGCTCGGCCCAGACCTGATCGGCCGTGAACTCCGCTTGCGTTTCAGCCAGGTGCTGCACGATTGCCGTGGCAGCCGCTTTCCAGTCGCTGTTGGCAGCATCCCAAGCGCGGGACATGCCATCAGCCTTGTTGGCCTCACCGTCAAGCACCAGGGCGAGTTGCGTCACCATGGCGTCTCCGTGAGCGGCTGCTCCAAGGTCAACGGCAGCACTGGGGCTTCAGCTGGTGTCGGCCCGGTCGCTGGGATGAAATCACGCGGGTCACTGATGGCAACCGCCTCTTCAGGCTCGGGGTCGCGCAGCAGGTTGCGGTAGCTCGAAGGGTTGCAGTGAGCAACGGTCGGGTAGTCGAAGTGCTCCAGCTGGCAGCGACCGGAATCGACCAGGCGCTGCAGCAGCTTGCGGGCAGCCAGTGCCGAGCTGACAGGTTTTAGTGCCATGCGTGCATCCGCTCCCGCTTGTGCTCTTCCTCGGCCAAGGGATGCAGGACAAAGCGTCCTGGCGTGACGCCTTCCACCGGCGGCGTGTAGGTGCAGTAGCGGCCGAACTCGTCGTAGCGACCGAGCGGGTAGGGATAGGCGCTGCGCAGCCGCGAGGCATCCAGCTGGTTCAGGGCAGCGTCAATGGACTGGGCCGCGATGGCCTTGTAGTCCGGCGGCGTGCCTTCGCGGGCGGCAATGGACACGGTGGCAAACACGAAATGGTTGGCCGCCTGAGGTTCGTAGAGCTTCATGTCAGAGCATCCACGAGGGCCTGGAGGACTGCGCAGGCTCGTGCCGCTCCAGTAGGGCTAGGTAGCACTCGTCTCTTAGCCAGCGAAACGCATCAGGCATGGCCACAGTGAACGCACGCTCGGTGCGCAGTTCGCGCTCCTGCACGTCCAGCTGCGCCTGCACGGCCCGCTGCAGGTCTTCAGCGGGACAGTGGGCGGTGGCCTCGATCCAAGCGGCTAGGGCCAAGGGCTTGGACTGCTTCGCCGCCTTCACCGGAAGCGACTGATAGACCCGCCAGAAGGCTTCAAACTCAAGGGTGTAGTCAGGGCGCTTTTTACCCTCATTTCTACCCTTGGTTTTATTCTTTTTTTTTGGTTCAAGGGTTTCCCCAAACCCGGAATCCAACAGCCCCTGCTGAGCAGGCGATCCTTGCTTGACCTGCTCCGTTGGCAGGTCTTGCATGGATGATCCTACTAGAGGACTAGTTCCCGCACCGACACGGTAGGCGCGTACTGTACTCCCCTCTGTCAACTGCTCTGAGAGCAACAGGCAGATAAAGCCCTTCCTGTCTAGGTAGTTGGGCTTTGCGGCGTCGATTCTGTCCAGCAGGTCCGCTGGAATCGTGAAATTGAGCTGTGGCACGGCAGGTAGCTGAAAGGGTGATGCGAGGTAGCCGAGAGGTAGCCATCGGCTACGTCAGACACTAGCGGCAGCTAGCCGCAGATCAACCCCACTAGCGCGGCGCTGGCTGCGTCCCATGAATCCCGCCCTGCTAGCCAGGCGGCTGACATGAAAAAGCCCCGGTCGGGGCCGAGGCATCAGGCAGCCTTGTTCGGCCACCGTTTCGGGATTGGCGGGGCGCCTTCCATGGCGTCAAGGGCCACCTCCAGCAGGTGGGCGGCCAGGTTGCTGGTGCTGCGGCCTTGCTCATCGCTGAGCCGCTGCAGGCGATCAAGGACGGAATTGGAAACGGTGATACTCACCCGCTTGGGCGTGCGCATCATCGGTGCGGTGTTCGGAGTCATGAGGTCGAGAGGGCCAGCCGACGGCTAACCAACTCTTAAAAACTACGCTCCGCTAGCGGCTATTTCCCGACTGCCGCGCATCTGCATCATGCGCCCACCTGCCGCTTGGCTCGCTCCAGTGCCTCCAGCGCCTCGTGCAGATGCAACGCAAAAGCGTGCAGGTCAGGCTCCAGCTCCGGCGGCAGGGCATAGAACTCCCGCGCAGTGCGCAGGCAGTCCAGGGCAGCGGCAGCACCAGCGCCAAGGGCCTCGTAAGCAGGGCCGCTGGAGCCGAGCAGTTCAGCGAGGGTTGCGCGGCTGATCTGCTGCGCTGTAATCGGCAGGGTCGCAGTGTTCATGCGGGATCTCGGGGAGTGGCTGGACACCAACCCCATTCAAATAGGGCAGGCTACCTACTACCGTAGCCTATGGCCCAAGAGAACGCCCGAAATGAAAAGCCCTCGCGGGGGGGGGGGGGGGTGATGCGCGTTGCCCTGTATGCCCGCGTGTCCACCGGTAGCGAAGAGCAGGAGCAGGCGCTGGTGCAGCAGCTCGACCGCCTGCGTGGCGCTGCCGCAGGTCAGAAGGTGCGCGAGTTCATTGACGTGATGAGCGGCGCCCGCGACGATCGCCCCCAGTTGGCAGCGCTGCTGGCCGCGTGCAAACGGGGTGAAGTTGACCGGGTGATCTGCACCCGCCTTGATCGCCTCAGCCGCTCCATGGCCCACGGCGCACAGCTGCTGAGCTACTTCAGCGCGGACGACACACCCAGCCTGCTGGCCTTGGATGACTCGCTGGATCTGGCCACGGTGGGCGGGCGCCTGGTGGCGCGGATGCTGATCAGCCTGGGGCAGGCCGAAACGGAGCGCCTCAGTGAACGGGTCAGCCACGGCCGAGCGTTTCAGCGGCGCAATCTGATTCCGCTGGGGCCGGTGGCCCCGTATGGCTACCGCTTCAATGCGGACCGCAGCAACTACGAGCTGGATCCAGAGACGGCCGAGCACGCCCGCGCCGTGATGGCCAAGTTCCTGGAAAGTGGCCAGCTGAATCCAACCCTGCGCATGGCGCAAAGTCTGCCCAGGTGCCAGTGGAGCAGCGTCATCGGCCTGCGTGCCTGGCTGGTGAATCCGTCGTTGATCGGCTGCCGGGTCTACGGCCACGACGAGAAATACAGAGACAAGGACGGCCGGATGAAGACGCGACGTAAAAAGCCTGGCGTCTACAGCGAGGTCATCCCCGGCGCCCATGAGCCGCTGATCACGCCGTTGGAGCAGGCGCAGGCGGCAGCCTTGCTGGCAGAGCACGCCAACCGCAAGCGCTCGCCTCTGCTGCCTGGCTACGTGCGGGAATTGACGAAGCTGGTGCATTGCGCCCATTGCGGTCGGGTCATGGGCTACCAGCACCACGTCCGCCTGGGGCCGGTGTATCTGCGCTGCGTGTACTTCACCTGCAGCGCCAAGCCGAAGAACAGGATCAAGGTGGCCGTGGTGAAGGCTGCGATCTGGGCGCGACTGCGCCAGGCACGCGAGGAGCTGGTGGCGGTGCAGGTAGGCCACGGCCTCAGTGCCGAACGCTTGGTGGAAGCGCAGCACCTGGAACGCCAGATTCGCGAGTTGCGGGCGATGGCGGACCCAGAGCTGCAGACCGCGATTGACCGCAAGCTGCAGCGGCTGGCGGTGCTGCTGCAGGAGCAGGCGAGGAACGAGGAAATGGAGCACACGCCCGAACAGATGCGCCAAGCGCTCGGGGATCAGCGCTACTGGGAGCTGGCACAGAACGACCCGCAGCTGACGCGGCGCATGTTCACGGACTACGTGGAGCGGGTGCTGGTGCGCCATCGCGCAGTTGAAACCGTGGTGCTGCGGCTGGATAAACACGGCGATGCGGCTGCGCCTGCCTAGGGGTAAGCTACCCACTACCGCAGCCAAACCAATGGAACACGACCGGTACCAGCACCCCTCGCTAGCCGCCCGCCAACGCTTTGGCCGCACCCTGACGGCCTGGGCCAACCGCAACGGCTGGATTCACAGCACGCTGCACGAGTGGGGCGAGCAGGCCGGCTTTCCCGCCGTGCGCGATTCCTCTTTCAACCGCCTGCAGAACGCCAAGACCGAGCAGCCCTCGCCGCTCACGTTCATCCAGCTGGCCCTGGCCAATGCCCGCGTGGCCGAGGGGGACTACAGCGGCATCACAGACCGTCAGCTGAAGGACCGGCTCAAGGAGTCCGAAGCCATCGCCGACCCGAGCGGCAAGCCGTGGGGTGCCATGGAGTTCTTTGGCCACTTCGTGGGCGAGCTGGACGCACCGGACTGGGCCACCGGCCCAAAGCCCCTATCGGTTGAGGAAGCGGCAGACCTCAGCCGTGAGCACCAAGCCCGCTTTGAGTCGATTGCTGCGGCCAAGGGGGTCACGCCTGCGGCCGGCTGGCGCGAGCTGGATGCCTGCTGCCAGGGCCTAACGGCCAGCCAGCGCGATCTGCTGCGCAATGTCCTGTCGGGTTGGCACAGCTGGACACCGCAGGAATGGGAAGCGATCTGCGGCACCAACAGCGACCCGGTTGCGGATGCGCTAGCGGCGTGGGAGAAGGCTTGACTACTAGGGGAAGCTAGCCTAGTGTGATCGGGATGCCGCAGCGACGCGGCACCGAGAACCCGCATCCATGACTGACTTCCCCAACCTGGGAGGTGTCATCACACCTGATGACATCTCCAGCAAAGGCACCGGCAGTTATGCCGCTGACTATGTGAACTGGGCCAAAATCGCCCACCTGCTCCACGTCCATGCCCCCGGCTGGCAGTTTGCGCTGCGCACTGCCCCCGATGGTGGCCACGCCTGGCAGGCGCCTGATGGCTCCGGCTACGTGGTCGGCTATTTCCAGAACGGCGACCAGATCACGCCTGATTTTCCGCAGGCGTGCATGGACAACCGCAACAACCCCATTGCGTCTGAGCGCATTACGGCGCGGACGCTGACCGACACCCACCGCCGCTGCCTCTGCACCGCTGCGGCCTTCACCTTTGGCCTTGGCTACGAGCTGTGGGCGCGTGTCGAGGTGGAAAACCCCATGCGCGATGACGACGCACCGGCGGCTAGCGCTGCCAAGGCGCAGCCCACCAAAACCACCCCAGCCAACTGCCTACCCGGCAACCCAGCCCCTGGCGGCGTACGCCTCAGCGCTGCCGAAGTGCAGGAGCTGGTGCAGGCAGTGGTCAGGCTCAGCGAAGAGCAGCGCACCGGTGTGGTCGCCGCTTTTCAGGAGCACTTCTGCCTGCCGGCTGACAAGAAGGCCGCCGACTACATCAAGACCGCCGCGCACCGCGATTTCCTGATGGCACAGATCCATGCCGCAGCCGCCTGATGACCACATCCGACTTGCTCTCGCGCATGTATCCGCTGCCTGCGAGGGCCTTGAGCGAACAATCCACGAGGCTTACGCAGATGCTGCATACGATGCCCGCATCACGGCCTATGGCAACATCTGCGCCAAGCGGGCATTGCTCCAGCGGATCCGCGCCGATCTCAACCTGCTCCAGCGCTCCGTATCTGCACCGGGTCTGCTGGCTGCTGAATCGTGATGGCCTCTACCTGACGCAGGTCTGCGGCACAACGCTGCAATGGGATGCAAATGCGGACGCTGTACCCCTGGAACATCGCTTTTCTAGCTTTAACCATGCCAAAACGATTTGGCTTCGCCTAAAGGAAATCGCTGCAGTGCAAGCTGACGGCTTGTCAATTCGCCCTGTTGATTTCTATGCCCACCGCTCTAGCCCTCAACTCTGGTGTGCCTGCGATGACTAGCACTAGCGAGGCCCAGCCACGTCGCCGCTATGCCCGCAGCACCCGCAGCGTCCAGGTCGGTGTTCACCTCTGGCCTGACGTGATGGAGCTGATTCGCCAGCACGCAGACGAGCATCAGCTCACCCCCAGCGGCGCCGTGCATGACTGCCTGCGCCGTTACTTCAAGCTTCCTTCCATCTACTGATCATGTCTTCTGATTTCAAAGCCGCCCTGCCAATCCCCCTTAAGTGGAGCACCAGCGACAACCGCTACGACCAGACCGGCAAGCAGCCGCGTGCGCTGAGCCTGTTCATTCCCCGCGATTCAGCGGTGGCCTTGGCGCAATACATCATGAACAGCGCTGACGACAACGAACGCCAGAAGACCGGCAAGGTCTGGGACTACGACAAGAAGGCCGAGGTGGAAGTCCAAGGCTTCTACATCAACGGCAAAGGCCGCGAGGGCAACGGCGGCGACTTCGGCACCATCAACCCGGCTTCGACCAAGTGGCTCAACGGCCCGGCTGACACCACCGAAGCCATCCCCTTCTGATGCCTGACACCTTCATTGACATCACGCCCGAGTACGGGCGCATTGGCCACGTCTGGTGGATGAACTCCAACCTTTGCAATGGCGTCGTCGAAACGTCTCCAGGCGTGCTGGAGCGCTGGGACCAGTGGGGTGGCTGGGGGTTTGCTTTTGACTGGTTCCGCCAGATCGAGTTCACCCGCTCGCCGCTCTGATGGCCCAGCGTGAGCGTCTGGCGCTCAGTCGCTACCAGGCCGTTGAGACCTACCGCGATCACAACGGCCGGTGCTTCATCGCCTACAACGACGGCGCCTGCGTGTTCATCCGAGACCTGCCACAGCTACGGCGGTTCCTCAAGGTGCCCAAAGGTCTGCCAATGCGGGAACGCTTGGACAGCTGGCTTGCGGCCCTGAGCGATCAGGACGCCAAGCGGCAGCAACCTAGACCCGATGGCCTCAGCCCTGAACAGCTGGCCACCGGGTTTGGCCCTGAAGTCCACGGCCTGCACGAGACCGACCCGAACTACCAGACACGCACCGTCATCTGATGAATCCTTGCGATCCGCTCGTGCAGCAGGCACGCCAAGACCTTTTGGAAGCGGCCTACATGCTCAACGGTCGCGGCAGCGACAACAAGCCTCACCCCATGCGCGGCCTTTACACCGCGCTCACCCTCACCACGGCCTATGACTGCCTCAGCAAAGCCAACCCCAGCAATCGAGGAACTGCTGGCTGAATGGTGGCGCGATTCCTATCCGCACGCCGCACCGATCAACAACCAGACCGCTGCCCTTATGACGCAATTTGCGTCCTGGCTGCTGGCCATGAAGTCCCGCGAAATCAAGCCCTGACATGCACGACAGCTCTGCCGATTGGCTGCTGCACCAATCGCACAACTACCCACTGCTGACCGCTGAGCAGGAGATCATCTTCAGCCGCCACATCCAGCAATGGCTGCTGCTGCGCAATGCGGCCAACCCCTCAACACGGGAGCAGGCCATCATTCGGCGAGGTCGCCGCGCCTACGACCGCTTCTTCCTCTCCAACATCCGCATGGTGGTTCACATGGCGAACCGCTATCAGCGTTTCACCGGCACGCTGGGCCTTGACGACCTGATCCAAGAGGGTCTGATCGGCCTGGAGCGGGCGATCGTCAAATACGACGCGACGCGGGGTTACAAGTTCTCGACCTATGCCTTCAACTGGATCCGCCAGAGCATCAACCGCAGCCTCAGCAGCAAGAGCCGCACGATCCGCCTGCCGGATAACGCCATCTTGGTGATCAAGAAGGCATTCGACTACATGACCACTTACGAGCGGCAGCATGGCCGCCGGCCGACGCTGGAACAGATGGCCGAGCACTGCAACACCAGCCCGCACACCCTGCGCGGGTATCTGCCCCACGGCGCTCCGATGATTTCCCTGGACGATCGCGCCCGCAACGACAGCCGCTCCGAGTCGTCAACCCTGCTGGAGCTGATCGCCGATGAGGTCGCCACCAACGAGCTGGATGAATACGGCCACATGGCCCCGCTGGTGCAGCAACTGCTGGCCGATCTGCCCGACATGGACCGCGCCATCGTGCAGCGCCTCTACATGAATCCCAATGGTGAGAGCTGCAGCCTTAAGTCGCTGTCCCAAGAGTTTGGCGTGTCCCGTCAGGCGATCAGCCTGAGGCATCGCAATGCCCTGAGGCGCCTGCGCTTTCAGCTCAATCGCGCAGAGCTGCTTGACACTCCAGAGCTGCAATATGCCGCGTAGCGCTGCGGATGATCAGATCCTGGTGCATGGCCAACTCACACAGCTGCAGCTGCAGCAGCAGCTTCTGCGCCTGCGCTAGGTCGTAGCCCTCAACAGCTCGCCGCTGACGCTCCAACGTCAACAGGTGCTCTGGCCCCGGCTGCGGGATCATCCACTCGCCCCACGTCATAGGGAACCTAGGCAGCTGTTCTCTATGTTTCCGGTGGAAAATAAAATAATTGTGGAAAGATTAGAGCGCAACGGTGAAGAAGTCTGGCGGGTGTGCGGTCTTGGTTACTGCACAGAACACCGCCAGCGGTGGCAGGCTGAAGTGCTGCTGGAATGCCTGCTGGTGGCCAAAGGCTTGTCTACACAGTCGGGGTGCAAGTGATTTCAACGCCCCCGCGATTGCGGGGACGCAGTGTGAGCCAGATGCCACCGAGTGACTTGGGCATCACAATGCGCTCAACTGCCCAGCCGCCGGTTCCTCCGAACTCCTGCTTGTAGGTGCCGCACTGGACGTGCCAGCGCTGCTCCACCCAGGCGCGGCCGTTTTGATCGACGCGGTAGCAGGAGTGTGCGACGACGCTGCGCTCATGGTTGTGGCCATTGACCAAGACATCAGCGTCTGGAGCGATTGAGGCATAGCGGCCACCGCCCATGGTGCCTTTGGTGATGATGCCGCCCCAGGCGCCGTGATGGAAGAACAACATGCAGCGCCTGGTCTTGCTGTTGCCGTCCTGCGTAAAGCTGAATCGGATCCAACCTTGATAGCCCATGTGTTGAATACGGCTACCGTTGCTGCGCATCAGTCGCACAACATTCTCCAATGGGTCGATTTCCTGATTGTTGCTTACGGCTGTTTCATGGTTGCCATCGCCTGCCATGAGAATGATGTCTTGCCATGGCTTGAAGAACTCAGCTGCTTCACTGAATACAAGATCAAAGTAATTGCCGCCTAGGTGTTCGGGGCGAATGTCGCCCTTACTTGCTCTGCGGTCTTTCTTGCCTTGCATCAAACAGAGCACATCTCCAAACATAAGAACGTGGCCATTCTGCGCTCGGCACTCATCAAAGTGTTTGGCCAGCAGTTTGCGGTCACATTTGGGGTTGTCTAAGTGGATGTCACTCAGCAGCAGGAATGTCGCTGTTTCGCTAAAGGTTGAATAAGGGATGCGCAGCTCTAGCAGCTCGGGCGTCCTGCGGATTGAGGATAAAGTCACAAGACGCAGCGCCATGGTTGCTACCTCTAAGTTGCTGGGCTAGCGATAATCGCCCAGCCAGTACCGGGGCCTTCCACCATCCACCTCGGCCCCCAGTTCTTGCGGCTGTAGGCCAGGCCAGCGCCACGGTTGCCGGCATAGGTGCCCTCGGCAACGAGCATCTCGCCCCACGGATCGTTGACGATCACCGCTGTAGGTGTGGTGCCGATCACGATTAGCCAGTGCCCGCCGCCGGTGGGTGCGGAGCTGGGGCCGTGATGCAGAAAGCCGCACGGCACCGGCACGCCCTTGGCGATCTGCTGCTCCAGGTCGCTCCAGGTGCAATCCTGCCGAAAGGTGGCCTTGATGCCATAGCTGGCTAATGCCTTGATCTGCGCGGCAGCGTCGGTGCTGTCGCCGAATTGCATCACCCGCTTGAGATATTGATCATCGCCGTTGGGGCCGCTCAGCAGTCCCGGCCGCAAGGTGGCCACGAGCATGGCGCAGCTGCTGCTGAAGCACATGCGCAAGGCTTGGCCAGCCACTTGGCTATCGCGCTGGCTGTAGTACGGCACCTTGAGCGGATTGCTTGGCGACCCTGCTTGCACTGGCGGTGCAGTCCCGCAGAACAAGGCCACCTCTGCAGCGCGGCGGCCCTCCAGTCCCGGCAGCACTGCCTCACCGGCATGACGCCAGCGGGGCAGCTCCTCGCGCACCACCGTGCAGGGATCCTCACCAGCCAGCAGCCGCTTGCGCAGCGTGCTTGTTTCAAAGGCCCCCAGGCCGACGTTGTAGGCAAAGCTGACCAACGCTGCCACCTGTTCACGGCGCCACTTCGCGGCCAGCGGCAGCAGCTGCAGCACGCCAGGGCCAAACAGGTGCTCGACATCGTTGCGCAGCAGCGCGTCGGCCTGGTCTTGGCTGATTGTCTCGCCCATCCGCACCGCACCATTGCCATGGCGGGTTGAGCCGTAGCCGATGGTTGGCACGCCTGCTGCGTCCTTGTAGGCACTCAAGCGGCAGCCTTCCCAGGTCTGGATGATCTTCAGCGCTGGCGCCAGCCAGGCCGGTGGCGGGCTGTCCTTGGTTGCTGGTGCGGAGCGGTACAGCTGCGCAAACTCCTCCAGCAGCTGAGGCGGCAGCTTCTCCTGCAGGGCATTCCAAGCGG